GTTCGGCCTTCATTTCGCGGATGGTGTCTGCATCCGGGCCGCTACTGAATCGCGACCCGCGTTATATCGTTCCCCCACTTTGGAGAAGCTGTGGCCGTATGGGCATTCTTCCTACGGCACCGTCACCTTCGATAGCGCGCAGTATGTCGCTGGCTATTGCGTTAAAAAGGTATCGGGACCTAAAGCGGCGGAGCATTACCGCCGTGTCGACCCGTTGAGCGGTGAGCTCTTCGATCTTGAGCCGGAGTTTGCGTTAATGTCTCGTCGCCCGGGTATTGGGGCGACTTGGTTTGAAAAATACTGCAGCGATGTGTTTCCGGCTGATCAAGTTATTGCAAACGCATTTCCGGGTAAACCACCGCGTTATTACGATAAGCGTTTAGCGTTGGTTGATCCAATTACTGCAGAAACTGTGCGGTTAGCGCGTGTGTCTCGCGCGCATAAAAATTTCGAGGAAGGTAATACGCCTCGATTAAATGCCAAGGCAGCGGTAGCTAAGGCTAAACTCAACTTAAAAAAACGGGAGTTAGCATGATTCATTCGGTCCTTGCGGTGTTTGATGAAAAGGCGGAGGCGTTCGCTCAGCCTTTCTTCCAGAATTCTGATGTGCTTGCGGTCCGCGCGTTTACAGCCGCGGCGCAGGATAAGGATTCACTGCTTAACAAGTTTCCTAGGGACTATGCTTTGTACAAGCTTGGAACCTATGATGACAATCTGGGACGTTTTGAGAATCTTGACCGTCCTCAGATGTTGGTCTCGGCCCAGCAGGTGCTTGTGGCCGGTGAGCTCGTGGTTGACGATCCCGCTGTTGCGCAGCGTCTTTCTTAGGAGGTTTAAATGCATCGCAATCCGTCGGTAATGCGGCACCAGTTTTCTCAGGTGCCCCGTGCGGAAATTCCGCGTTCTACGTTTGACCGCTCGCATGGTTACAAGACGACCATGAATGCGGGTTTTCTGGTTCCTATCTTCGTGGATGAGGCTCTGCCGGGTGACACGTTTAATGTTCGTGGCACGCTGTTTGGGCGGTTGAATACGCCTATTTATCCGATTATGGATAATATGTTTCTGGATACGTTCTTTTTTGCTGTTCCGCTTCGTCTGCTTTGGGATAATTGGGAGCGGTTTAATGGTGCTCAGGACAATCCTGATGACTCTACTGACTTCACTGTTCCGACTATTACTGCTCCTAGTGGTGGTTACAGTATTGGTAGCTTGGAAGATTATTTTGGCCTCCCTACTGGCATTACTGGTGTAAAGCATTCTGCGTTTTGGCATCGGGCGTACAACGCGGTTTGGAATGCGTGGTTCCGTGACCAAAACCTTCAGGACTCGGTGACTGTCAACAAGGGTGATGGGCCTGATGCTCCTACGGATTACACTCTCCTGCGTCGTGGCAAGCGTCACGACTATTTCACTTCTTGCCTTCCGTGGCCCCAGAAAGGGCCCGGCGTCACGATTCCACTTGGGGGATCCGCGCCGCTGATTTCGGCCGGGTATGCCACGGATACGAGTATTACGACTCAAGCTACTGCGTGGCCGTTGGGGGGTGAGGGGAGTTCCTATACGCCCACGGCGGTTTCCGGGATGTATCAATGGAATAATCAGGGTCCCGGTAAGGAAGGTATTGCCGTTGATCTTTCCGAAGCGACGGCTGCGACTATTAATTCGCTTCGGCAGGCGTTTCAGATTCAGAAAATCTACGAACGCGATGCGCGTGGTGGGACCCGGTATGTCGAGTTGCTGAAAGCGCATTTCGGCGTTACTAGTCCGGACTTTCGTCTACAGCGTCCGGAGCTCCTCTCGACCGGGTCGACGCCTGTAAATATTCATCCGATTGCTCAGACTTCGGGTACTGCTGGTACTAACGGGTATACGCCTACGCCGCAGGGTAATTTGGCGGCGATGGGTACTGTGTTGGCGAATGGTCATGGCTTTACGCATTCGTTCACGGAGCATTGTGTGGTTATCGGTCTTGCTTGCGTTCGTGCGGATCTGACCTATCAACAAGGTCTGGATCGTATGTGGTCGCGTTCGACTCGGTTTGACTTTTATTGGCCCGCTCTGGCGATGATTGGTGAGCAGGCGGTTCTTAAGAAGGAATTGGTTTATCAGGGGACGAGTGATGATGAAAGCGTTTGGGGATATCAGGAGCGGTACGCGGAATATCGGTACAAGCCTTCCCGTATCACGGGAAAGCTGCGTTCTACTGACCCCCAAACCCTTGATGCATGGCATCTATCTCAAGTCCTCCCGTCGAATGTTGTTCTCGACGCCAACTTTATTCAGGAAAATCCGCCTATTGATCGGGTGGTAGCGGTTCCGAGTGAGCCCCATTTCATTTTGGACTGCTTCTTCAAGTTTAAGGCGGCCCGTCCGATGCCGGTTTACGGCGTGCCGGGTCTCATTGATCACTTCTAGGGCCGTTGTCTTGGGGGGCTTCGGCCCCCCTTTTTTCTGGAGGATTTATGAGTATTTGGGGCTCTGGTTCTACGACGGGCGATGATGCGGATTTCACGCTTCCGTCGTTGGGTAAGCTTCCTCAGATTCCGTCGTCTCAAGATGGTGGCGGGTTCGACCTGGGAGGTCTTAGTGGTTTTCTTGGGCCTATTGGTGCTCTGGGCTCTGCCATTCTGGGTCGTAATGCGGCTAGGTCCGCTAATGACCAAAACAGGCTTACTGCTCTGTACCAGATGAACTGGCAAGAGCGTATGTCTAATACCGCGCATCAGCGCGAGGTGGCGGATCTTAAGGCTGCAGGTCTTAATCCGATTTTATCGGCTACGCGAGGCGGTGCTTCTACGCCTCAGGGCGCCGGGTATACGGCGCAACCGACTTATAAGGCGGAATTTGCTCAGATTATGGCGGCGGCCCAACAGGTGGCCGCGCAAACTGAGCTGCTTAAAGCGGAAACGCGTAAGACGAATGTCGAAGCGGATAATCTGGCTCTTCAGCCCGCTTTGATTGGTGCGCAGACCGAGGCTCAGCTCGGGTCTGCCGAGCATGCTCGGGCTACTGCCGCTAGTGTTCGTCAGGAAATGGAGAGTTTTGTGCCTCGTATGGCGCGGCTCAAGGAGGAGATTAATAATTTGAATATTGAGGGCGGCATTCTTACTGAGGAAAAGAAGATGCGCGCCCGGAAGTTGCAGGCTGAGGTGGCTCAGACTTTGTCGTCTGCTTCTCATTTGAATCAGCAGGCGTATCGGTTGAAGCTTGAGGCTCCTGCTGCTTATAACCAGATGGTGTATGACCTGAGTGAGTACGGACAGAAGGTTCGTCCGTTGCTGGGTGACGTAGGTAAGGTTGTGGGCCCGCTGACTTCGGCTGTGGGTGCTTATGCTGGAGCTCGTGCGGCGTCTCGTCCGATTCAGCGGACTTACAATATTAGGAAATGACAATGGCTAAGAAAATGGTCGTGGATGATGATGGTGTGGTTGTGGATCGTGTTCCGTTGGTGCGTCATGCGTATAGCTATCGTGAGCCCGTTATTTTGGAATCTTCGGGCGTGTCTAAGACGAAACAGTCCTTTAAGGACGAGTGCGATATCAATCGCATAATGGCGCGGTATGCGGCTACTGGGACTATCGACTTCGTCAATAAGCGTGAAGCGCAGTTTATGGACGTGTCGGAAATTGACTTCCAACATGCGATGGAAGTCGTGACTACAAGCCGTCAGGCGTTTATGACTCTTCCTGCTGAGCTCCGGAATCGGTTTAATAACGATCCGGGCCAGCTTCTAGGCTTCCTTGATGACTCTTCTAACTTGGAGGAAGCTATTAAATTGGGCTTAGTAAACAAGCCCATAAGCGCGGGTGAAGTGCCGGGCGCCGTAGGCGCCGCTGGCACTGAGACCGTGCAACAAGGCAAATCCTCCACTTGATATAGATTTGCCAACTGGGACAAAACATGGCTAAACTGGTTGCCGTAGTTGTTTTTTCCCTGTTCTTTGACCTTCAGGTCGTTGTTTCTTCTAAAGAAAGGACTCGTAATTATGAAACGGTTCAAAATGTCGCGGTCCTAATCGCGGAAGTCGTTCACGAAGGGCGCGGTTATGACTCACAAGAGGAATCTGGTGAGCCACAATCCGATGCGTGGTGGAATCAGGCTGTAAATGCCCTGCCATAGCCCTCTGCGGGGCTACTGGGACGGTCAAGGGGGGAAGGTGGCCTTCTCCCCTTCCAAAGCGTCTCAGGCCCGCCTTGAGCTTCCTTGCGGGAAATGCATCGGGTGTCGTTTGGAGAGGAGCCGACAATGGGCAGTGCGTCTTATGCACGAGGCCCAGATGCATGACTTTTCGGTGTTCGTCACGTTGACTTATGACGATGAGCACCTTCCTCCGGACCGTTGCGTTAGCAAACAGGTCCTCTCTGACTT